ACTTAGATACACTACCTAGATCGTTAGGATTTGCAAATGCTATGTCGTTAAACTCTTTGACTAAAAAGTTAAAGCCGGGTGTATACTTACCAGTCAGTGCAAGTCCGTTAACACCAGTTCTAGCAAACAAAAAGAATGGTTTGGCTAGAGGTGCAGCAGTAAACACATCATTAAGACCCTTGGCAAAGCCTGTAAGTTCTTGTGTCAGTGTTACTTCTTTACGTGCAAACTGTGTAGCTTCGTCTATGATGTTACCGTTAGCGTCAAAAACTTGTGAGTAAAAGTCATCTTCGTATGCCTTCATTAACTCCTTGTTAATTACTGGTAACTCGATACCATTACCCTGCATGTCTAAAACTCTACGCATAGCTTTTTCACGCATCTTTGCTCGTCCTAAGATATATCCAAAGGCATCATCAGTTGCTGCCATCAGCTTAGTCGAGTATGTAAACAAGTTACTATTGTTAGCTTGTCTTGCTAGGTTAGCTAGACGAAATGCAGCGGTTTCTCCGGGTGTAGCTCTACCACTATCTTCTGCCCAACGTCGTAACAACTCCCAGTTGTCATCGCCACGTGTGTAGTCACTAAAACGTGTCCTAACCTGTCTTATATCGCCTTTCCAGTATGAGTTTAGTTTTGATCTAAACAAAGTAAAAGACTCAGGTATAGCTTCTATCATACCATTGACAGCTGCAAGACTAGCTCTAAGTGTAGCTGCGTCACCATTTAATGGATATCTAAGTGCAGCACCTATAGCTGTAGACAAAGGACGTAGAAATGTTGCAGTAGATGTACCCATGATTGCTCGGACTGGTGTTTTAGGGCCAGATAGAACACTATGAGTCATAACACCTTCTAGCTCACGAATGAGAGCACCTGTTCTGCTTACTCCATTAGGGTCTAGCTTACCACCTTTTATAACTGTTCTAGCCCACTTATCAAAGTCATCTAAAGTGTTGACATTCTCCATCATAGAAAATGCTTCAAACAAAGCGTTAAGTAAATTGTCGTCAGGGTCATCTTTTGCTATCTTAAGAATAGACATGATAGACTCTTTTGCGTCTTCTGTGCTTTGTTTTAGTACTTCATCTAGAGCCTGCTTCTTAGCTTTACCAGCACCTAATGCTCTGAAAGAGTCAGACTTAACAAATCTCGCTTTCTTTGTCTGGTATAACGCAGTCAGCATAGTATCTACAATCTGTTTAGCTGGGCCATCTATATCCTGTAAGTCTACTAGATCTGCTATTTCTCTACCAGCTGTGCCTAAATCTCGTAGCTGTTTAAGTAGTGTACCAACAACAAGGTCAGCAACAACTACGTTTTTAGCAGTCCAGTTTTCGATGCCATCAATAACGTCATTAGTTTCAAACAACTCTTTGAGATATTCTTGTGGTGACATATCAATAGGGTTTCTACCCTGTGTAATACGTTGATGTGCTTCGATAGCTTCTCTATATGTAGCAGCTAGTTTCTTTCTGTCGCCTTTTGCAGCTTCTAGTTCTTTTGCAAATTTACTTTCGCTCATCAAACCACGCAAGATTCTTTCGACCTGTGCGTCGTCTGTACCGCCTTTTAAGGCTATTCTTTCTCGTTCTACGGGTGTTGTAACAGAACCAGTTGAACCCTCCTCTGAGCCCCATTCAGTACGTGTCTTTGACAACTGCTCACGAGCCTTCTGTGGATTTACTTCTGTTATGTGTGCTCCTTGATGTGGTTGAGATATAGGTGCATTTTTATCTGCTCTAAACTCTACCTCTCCTTCTCTTAGTTGTGCAACACCAGCTTGTACTGTTTGATCTTTTAAGCTTTTGTTTCTAGCTGTAATCTGATCTATAGCTTCCTTGCTGCCTTTCTTTAGTGTATAGGCAAGTCCATCAAATACTAGCCCTATACCCATACCCTCTACAATGTTTTTTATTTTCATCATAACGGGGTGGTCAGTATCTTTTGTAGATATTGGTGTATCCACCCAACCATATCTGTCACGCAATGCACCCAAGGCGTTCTGCTCATCTGACTCTTTAGATATAAGATCAGACACAGCCCCTACAGCTGCACCTCTGACAAGGTTGCCTTTCATCAATGTTAAAAGACCGGCTGGCACAGACACTAGACCTGTAGCAGCTACTCCTTTGGCAGCTAACACTGTACCTACAGCTAGTGAACCAAAGTGTACTAGCCCTCTAAGTTGTTTACCCCACCATGTTTTGGTTTCGATGGGGTTATCATATGCACCGAAAGGTGTGAAGTCAGGTGTATACTCACCTGTCAAATCCCTTTGCCGCTGCATTTCGCCAGAAAACGCATCTATTGTACGCTCTGGAAATGTGGCAATAGAGGATGCTGTATCTTGTAGACCGCCAGAAAGTATTGATTGACCTTCTTTTATGAGTGCCTTAGCACCCCATGTATCAGCATTACGAGGGTCATATTGTACAGCATCAGCCTTAGCTGCTGCCGCTGCCTCTTCTTGTTCAGCAGCTTCTTTCCTCTCTTGCTCTTGTTGGTATTCTTCTGCAAGCCGTTCAGCTTCGTCGCCTAAGTAATCGACGTATTCTTCATCAACTTGAACATCAGAATATCTGTTTGAGTCCGTCATTTTTAGTTATATAGTGTTTTTGGATTAAAGGTTTGTTCTGCCTTTAGCCTTCTAGCTTCTTCTTCAGCCTTCTTCTTAGCTGCTTTTTCGTTACGTAGTTTTTCTGCTTCGGTTATAATAATCTCAGCTACATCAGCTTGCAAGTTTTGAAACTGATTATTTTTCATACCACGTAAATTAGGAAATATTTGTAGTACAGCTTCCTGTTCTTCTAAACTTAAATTAGTTAATCTGTGCCAATCTTTAGCTTCTGTCTGTGCACCATTTATAGAGTTAGATCTGTTAGCTCTGTTTCTAATTAGTGCTAGTACCATATAACTTTGATTGTCTTCAGTAAACTTAGCCTTTCCCATACCTGCAAACGCACCGCTTTCAACAGCAGTAATAATCTCTTCACTTGTAAATCCGTATCTACCAAAGTCTGTGTATCCAGCCTTAGCTAGATTGTAAACTTGTCCAACAGTTCTGTTAGTGAGGCCGCCCATTTTTGCCATTAGTGGGCTAGATGTGTTTGGGTTAAAAAAATAATTATCTGACTCTTCTTGTGATTGGGTAAAGATTTCAGTGCCACCAAAAAACTTACGTCTTTTCATCTGACGCTCTTTAGCAAACCCATTAAGTAGTTTTTCAGCACCTTCTTCATCACCACTTATAAAGTTGTAAGTCTTAGTTGGTGATGACTTATAGTTTATAGAGTTTATTTCGTCAGCTGTTAGATTGTAATTCTTTTTATAATTTAACAAACCAGTCTTTTCATCAAGACCGCCAGTTGCAGCAAGTCTTTCCAGACCATACTCTAAGCCATTTAAAAGAGTTCCGTCAGCTTGTGTAATTTTAACACCCTTGAGAACTTCGTCAAAGTATGTTGGACGTGGGCCACCAGACATTAGATAACGTTTTAGTTGTTGTAATGCAGACTTTTCATGTACTGAATTGTATTGCTCGTTACTAATCAGTGACTGGTCATTTGACAATGCTGTGCGATCATTCTGTATGTCTATTGCTTGAGTATCAATCTGAGCTTTGTAAAAATCTTTATAAGCACCAGCTAAAAGGTTTTTTTGAACTATTGGTAATACATCCTCTATAGCTTCTTGCTCGGTTTTATTCTTAACTTTGTCCATAAGATCTTTAGCTCTATATCTTAAGTCTCCCATGGCTGCTTGTAACTCTAAAGTTTTAGAATATGGTATTTTTGTTACTGATTCCTTACCTACTTCTGCACCTAGTTCTCTTGCCATAGCATCTCTAAGATCGCTTTGTGCACCATTATATGGGTTTTTGTCTTTACCAGCATGCTCATACTCACCAAAACTAGCACCAGTAGTTGTAGTTCTAGTCATAAGATTTAGTAGCTCTGGTCTGAATGGTTGATTCTTCAATACCTGATTATCACGTTGTTCAGCCATTAACTTGTAGACTTCTGTAGAAGGTGGGTTTCCGTCATACTGTATTTTAAGTGCCTCTATTTTTTCATCAAACGCAATCTCAGCAGCCTTTACATCTGCATCAGGATCACCGTTAAATACTGTAGTAGCTCTTGTAAGAAGTCTTAGATTAGCTTCTTTACCTTTAAAGTTGCTGTTAGCATATGTAGTTTTACCACCACCGTCTGCTCGTTGAAACTGATATACATCTGTAAGATATTCTAAATGTCGTGGTGTAAGTGTATCTAAACTCTGAACAAAGCTCGCACTTCTTTGAAATAAATAATTAAGTGCGTCAATATCTTTATCAAAGTTTTTCTCTTCTTTAATAGTTTTGACGAGTAGATCAATGTCGGGCTGGACACCACCTGTACCATCAGGATTAGGGTCAGTAAGTGAGCCTAGAACATCTTTGATCTTTTCATCTACTCTTTCATTTCTTCTTTTATCCCAGTTACGTACGACACCCCGTTCCCATTCTAATAGATTGTTTTCTCTTCTAGCTTTAAGTTCTGGATATATCTTATCACGAAAGAACTTTCTAAACTGTCTGCTGTTTGGATCTATACCAAAAGCTTCAGCTTGTAAAACAAGTCTAGTTACAAGTAAACTATCTGCATAATCATGCAACTCGATAGCTTGCTGTGAGTCAGTAATATCAACCCATCCGTTCTCTAATAATATTTGTTTACGAGCACCAAAACTAGGTTTTAATTCTCTAAGTATCTGTTTTTGACTAACATCTTGTGGTGTTTCTTGATCTATGTTGAATAAGAAATCTTTAGCATACTTATCATATTTAGCTTCTTTAAACAGTTTATTTTTAAACTTGGCGTTTTCATAGTCAAACTTATTCTCCGCATCTCGTACAATGTTACCTTGAGCTTCGTCAAGTGCACCTAATGCTTCTTGATTTAGCTCGTTTACAAGGTCAGCCTTTTTCTTAACTTCTAGTGCAGTTTTAAATTTTGTAGAAAACTGAGCAAGATCCTGTAAGTTATCCATGAACTGTGTAGCTCTTGCTTTCTCTATTTCTACCATCTGGTCATAGAACCGTTTGGTATCTTCTTTACTTCTATCTATCTCGGCATTGACAGCCTCGGACATATCAGCATCTGTCTTTAGATAGTTGGTTTTGCTGATGTCAGGTAATTGATCTCTCGGTGTACCAATTACGTTTCCAAATGATGATGTCATTATTTTCCTTAGATTGATAGCATACTTGCATATGCAGATCCACTAGCTACCGGCCCGATTCCACTAACAACTGGGGCAGTAGATTTACTAAATAAACTACCTAAACCAGCACCTCCAAAGCCACTGTATATACTTGCTACACTGCTTGCTATCTGTAAAGCACCACCAAGTCTGTTGGTTGGAGGCATCATTACAGGTGCACCATATGAAGCTGGTACGCCTAGTGCTTCTCTTGCAGTACCTTGAGCAGCAATAAACTTACGTCTTGCACCTTCTTGGAAGTATGCCATATTTCTACGTAAGGTAGTATCAACTACACCATCAACTTCAGCTTTAGCAGCTAGTAATGCTTGATAATCATTTCTACCAAAGGTTCTACTTCTACCACCTTCATTAACTTTTTGTTTTGCAAAGTATCTGGCAGCGGCTCTTTCAGTAGCCAGTCTACCTTTTCCTTGTATGTTAAGAGCTTTAACGTAGGCATCAGCAAGATCCCTGCTATAACCTATAACGTTTCTGTCTTGTGTTCTTTCGAGAGTTGTCTCTTTATTGAAGAACTTAAGCTTCTCTTGAGCAAAGAGAGCATCCTTCTCCATTTTTCTTTGTCTAGCAGCGGCTCTAGCCCCTGCGTTAGCATCCATGCACACGGCAAAATTCAATAAATGTTACATTGTTTGGCCCGTGTTTTAACTTACGTAAAAACTTAAAGCCTAGAAACTTGAGCAGTTTTAAATGCACAGTGTTTCGACTGTCAACTATATTCCAGAGGAGTGGTTCAG